CTTATCATTGACGATCCACACACCGAACAAGATGCGATGAATCGAGAAGCGATGGAAAGAACTTTTGAATGGTATACGTCAGGCCCTCGTCAACGTCTCCAGCCAGGCGGTGCTATCATCTTGGTTATGACACGATGGAATACAAAAGATCTTACCGGTCGACTGTTAGGCGCGCAGCGAGAGGCTAAAGCTGATCAGTGGGAGATTGTAGAGTTTCCTGCCATCATGCCAAGTGGTAAACCTTTGTGGCCAGAGTATTGGAAGTTAGAAGAACTAGAAGCAGTCAAAGCATCAACGGGTGTACAGAAATGGAATGCTCAGTATATGCAGAACCCAACATCAGAAGAAGGAGCAATCATCAAACGAGAATGGTGGATGGAGTGGGAAGAAGATTGGATACCTGCACTAAAACATGTCATACAATCTTACGATACAGCGTTTGGTAAAAAACAAACTAACGATTACTCTGCTATAACTACATGGGGTGTGTTTTATTTAGATGATGATAGTCCAGCTAGTTTAATATTATTAGATGCAAAGAAAGGCAGATACGACTTTCCAGAACTAAAACAAGTTGCTTGGGAGCAGTTTAAATATTGGGATCCTGATACCGTTATCGTGGAGGCCAAAGCATCAGGTCAGCCATTGACTGACGAGATGAGAAAGATGGGTATACCTGTTGTAAATTATAGTCCGTCAAAAGGAAACGACAAGCACACCAGAGTAAATTCAGTTGCACCTTTGTTCGAATCTGGTATGATATATGCTCCGAACCAGGAATTTGCTGAGGAAGTGATCGAGGAGTGTGCGGCTTTTCCATTTGGTGATCATGACGATTTGGTTGACTCGACAACCCAAGCCATCATGCGTTTCAGACAGGGTGGTTTTATATTACATCCTGACGATGAAAAAGAGGAAAAGATTTATAAAAATAAAAGGAACTACTACTAGTTATGGCAGCAAAAAATATAGGAATGGCAATCTTAGCAGTTTTAGAAAAGCTGTATGGTAAATCCTTTATCAATCAAATTATAGGTACAAGATCAAATATTATTAAACCCAAAGAACTTGATACCAACGCACCTACTAAAAATATATTTTCTAAAGATGCATTCAAAGATGAGAAGCTAGTAGATTTAGCTGATGAAAAAATTATGGAGTATGCTCCTTACATTCTTTCAAACAGAAACACAAAAGAACAAATGAATTTTTTAGAGAATGCGGAACAACTTCTCAAAACTAGAAAGAAACAAACAGGCTCTGACATACCTGATCCAAAAAAAGAAGTTGAAGTTACTGAAGATGCTGACATCGTAGATTTTAGAACAGGAAAGACTATGGATGAAGAAGGTATTATGTCTTTGAAAGAAGATTTAGGTATACCTGAAGGCATAGACCCTAGAAGCACGATGGGTAAAGCGATTACAGAAGCAGGCACAATAAAAAGACAATCAGACGATACACTTAAAAAAGCAGTAGATACTTTTTTTGGAGGTATGCGAGGACCTAGTAAAGATATGGTGTTGGAGGGTAAACGAAGAGCTGTGATTAGAAAAATTTTATTAAAAGATAATAGAATAGATTTACCAGAAGATGTTAGAAAAAGTTTAGAAAACTACGACGACTTAAGAGGTGGCGGAAAAGAAGAAATGGATCCGTTAAATGTATACAATAGATTTTACAAGAGAGACATAGACAAGTTAGATAAACTAGATGACATTATAGATGTTGCTGAGAACGAAGTAAAAGCAGCAGATGAATTTTTAAAAGATACTAAGTTTGATTTAGTAGAACAAGATCTTGGAGACAAGTTAAAAAATTTACCTGACGATATTGATCCTGATGCTATGGCTGAAGGTGGTAGACCTGGCAAAGGTTTAGATTACTTGATGGGAGTATAACATGGCTGACTTTGGTACACCAGAGACTTGGAACATGAAGGTCGGTCAATTTATTGAAGAAAAAGAATTTATTTTACCTCAGAAAAAACCACAAGAGATTGTAGAGCAAAGACGAAAAGAAAGATTAAGTAATTTTCTTAAGGACTACCCTGGAGCTGTAGAACCAGAGACTAGAACGTTTATTGAATCTATCATTAATAGAAAAAATTTATATGACGGGGGTGTGGTTGAGTTTGCAAAAAAATTATCTGATGAAGGCAAAAACACAGATGAAATATTAGAAGCTATTCAAAAACAATTTCCAGATTTACCAGGAGGCAAAAAAGGTAAACCAACTGAAAAAACAGGTTTACTAAATATATTAAAAAAAGAATTATCATCAGAAGTTTATAATCAAAGACACGGTGCTAAAAGATTTACTCAAGAAACAATAAATAAATATTTAGAATTAAGAGACACTATGAATAAAGCTCAGATACAAAAAGAGCTTGATATTAGTCCCGCCAAACAAGGACAGATAGATAAAGAGTATGGTTTAGGTAGAAGAAAATCAATAGTTACAGACAGAAAATTTTCACCTGAAGATATAGAAGAATTTAAAAGATTACGTCCAATTATGTCTCAAGCAGATATTAGAAAGAAGATAGGTATGAGTGAACCTTATCAAACACAATTAGCAAGAGAGCTTGGCTTAGAATCAAAAGTAGGAAAAACAAAAATTCAATCTAAAAAAATTGCAGAGGCAGAGTCAGTAGTTCCTACAATTAAAAAAATGATTGATCCAAATAAATCAACTACAGAAAATTTAAAAGAAATTTATCCTAAAATTAAAGATCAAACATTTAAAAAAGGATTAACTCAATTTGGTAAACCAACTAAGGACAGAGTTCGTAGAGCGATTAGTAATGCGCTTATGGATGCCAATCAATTATCTGTTGAAGAGTACAAGGATGAAATAAGAAAGATGGTTGCTAACAGAAACTATGCCCCTAAAGGTTTAGATCCTTTACGTATGAAAACAGACAAATTAACTAATTATGCCATTCCAAATTATAAACAAGCAAAAGCAGAACTAGCAGAGGAAATACCTTCTTTAGATAAAAGAATTCAAACAAATATAAACATTAGAAAAAAATTAAAAAGAAAACAAAAAGAGATAGAAGACCCTAGTTTAAAATTATCTAGATTAAGTCAAAGAGCAAGAAATAGACAAATACGTAGAATAGAAAAATTAGGACTAACAGGAGGCTTAAGTCCTAGAGAAGAAGCCATAAATCAAACACAAACAAGTATTCAAAAATCAAGTAATGATAAAATTAAAGCAGACCCCGAAACTATGAAAAAATTTTTACAGGACAACCCTGAAAAATTAAAAGCTTTGGGAACAAGAGTAAATAGACAAACAGGAGAAATCTTTTATGAAAATCCTAATTTAAAATTTTTAAACAAAGATCCAAAAGATACACAAAGATTTTTTGAACTAGATCACGGTAGAGAAATATCTAAACAAGCGGGCAGACTTACCGATGTCCCAGAAAATAGAAATACGATACCGGGATTATTAAACAGAGGTTTTAAAAGAGACGCTGAGATATATATTGAAAGTAATCCTGATCCAAAAGATCCAAAAGTGCGAGCAATATTAGAAGAGGCTAAAAAATTAAAAGTTAGAATTAGACCTAAAGTTCCAACAGGCACATTTAAAGCTGATGATTTTTTTAGACCGATAGCAAATCCATTATTAAAAATACAAGACTCTATTTCTTTTTATGCTCCAGATGAATTTCAAACAAAAGAAATTGTTTTGCCAAGAGATAAAACAGGTAAAGTATTTTTAGGGCTTGGTGCAAAAGAAACAAAAATTCCTACTGAAGAATTTAGACCTGGCTTACAACCAGATGGCAGACTTGTAGACTTTCCTGATCAACAAGAAAAAGGTTTTCTTGGTGGATCCGCTGTTGCTAAAGGATTACTAAAAACTTTACAAACTTTAGGAACACCAGCAGGTGTTGTAGCCGGTGAACTAGGTTTACCTGGTGGTGTTAGATCACAACTACAAGAAGAAGGATTAGAACAAACTTTAAGAAATCCTTTAAGTTATGCAGGTTTGCCTCTTGCAAATATAGGGGCAGAAGCTGTTAAGAATCCTGCACTACAAAGAATTTTAAATTTAGGTTTACCACTAAAAGTCATCAGAGCAGGAACACCAGTTGGTTTAGGTTTGATGGGTATATCAGCTCTCGTAGATTCAGCATTAAAATTTCAAGAAGAGTTTGACGCTTTATCACCAGAAGAACAAAAAGCATATTTAGAAGAACAAGAAAAATTTGGTGAAGATATACAAGGTGCTGCTGAGGGTGGTATCATGAGATTAGGTCTTGCTGAAGGACCAGATAAAAAAGGATTAAAAAGTCCAGGCAGAAGAAAATTTATGAAAGACACAGGTAAGCTAGCAGGCATATTAGCTTTGATTCCTTATCTAGGTAAATTTATTGCACCGGTTGCAAAATCACCTGCTGCAGTTGAAGGAATAAAACTTGGAGCAGATAAACTTATGATGTTGGTAGACAAGATTAAAAAATTTGGTGTAGATAAAACTAAAAATAGAGCAACACAAGATTTACAAGAAGTAACAGTGTATCAAGGTAAAGATGGTAGCGAGTATGAGTTAGTAGAGGATCTAGCTACGGGAGACGTTAGAGTTACAAAAGAAAAACCAGGTATGGGTTCTTATGGTGATGAAACCTTTGATACAATTGAAGATAGATCTGTTTTTGAGATTAAAAAAGGTCGGGGTGATGAAACAACAAAAGGCACACCTCCTGATGAATATGACGAGGCAAGAGAGGTATTTGGACCTGAAGGCACGGTAGATGATATTGATGAGATTGATGATAGAATAATTAAGGAGATAGACGATGAAATTAACTAAAACAATACCTCCTAAAAGAGGCCCACAACCACAGGGGTTGCTTATTAATTATGATAGTGTTAAACCTGTAAGATTGGAGAAAATAAATGGCAGACATAGACAAATCTCTTCCAAACGTAGAGCAAGAGATAAAAGTACCATCACCTGAAGAAATAGAAGTTGCCCAACAAGAAGAGCAACAGAAGCTTAATGAAAAAGGTGAACCTGTAGAAATTACAGAGAATGAAGATGGCTCTGTAGATATTAATTACGATCCTTCGATAGGTTCTGTTGAGGGTGGTCAAAATCACTATGATAATTTAGCAGAACATTTACCAGAGGATGTTTTAGGGAGACTTGGAACTTCACTTTATCAAAATTATCAAGACTATAAAAATTCTAGAAAAGACTGGGAAAAAGGTTACAGAGAGGGTTTAGATCTTTTAGGATTTAAATACGACAACAGAACAGAACCTTTTCAAGGTGCAAGTGGTGCAACACACCCAGTATTAGCAGAAGCTGTTACACAATTTCAAGCTTTAGCGTATAAAGAATTATTACCAGCCAACGGTCCTGTTAGAACACAAATTTTAGGTGTACCAACACCAGAGAAAGAACAACAATCACAAAGAGTAAAAGATTTTATGAATTATCAAATTATGGATAAGATGAAAGACTACGAACCAGATTTTGATTCTATGTTATTTCATTTGCCTTTAGCAGGATCTGCTTTTAAAAAAGTTTACTACGACGAAGCAGCGCAAATGGCCTGCTCTAAATTTGTACCCGCTGATGATTTGATTGTTCCGTATACAGCTACCTCATTAGATGATGCGGAATCTATCATTCATCGCGTACAAATATCTGAAAATGAATTAAGAAAACAACAAGTTGCTGGTTTCTACAGAGATATAGAATTAAAACCAGGACCTCTTAATGAAACTGAAGTTGAACGAAAAGAACGTGAGCTTCAAGGAGAAACAAAAGGAAGAGATGAAGATATATTTAATTTATTAGAATGCCATGTTAATTTAGATTTAGAGGGTTTTGAAGACATGGGTCAAGATGGTGAACCAACAGGAATTAAACTTCCATATGTTGTAACTATCGAAGAAAATTCTAGAGAAGTTTTATCAATCAAAAGAAATTACGAAATAGGTGATCCGTTAAGAAATAAAATAGATTACTTTGTACATTTTAAATTTTTACCAGGACTAGGATTTTATGGTTTTGGTTTAATACACATGATTGGTGGATTATCAAGAACAGCTACAGCTGCATTACGACAACTACTAGACGCAGGAACGTTATCTAATTTACCTGCAGGATTTAAACAACGAGGTATTAGAATAAGAGACGACGCTCAAAGCATTCAACCAGGAGAATTTAGAGATGTGGATGCACCAGGAGGAAACATTAGAGATTCATTTATGATGTTACCATTTAAAGAGCCGTCACAAACTCTCTTACAACTTATGGGCGTCGTAGTATCTGCAGGTCAAAGATTCGCTTCAATAGCCGATCTGCAAGTAGGTGAGGGTAATCAACAAGCAGCTGTGGGTACGACCGTAGCATTGCTAGAAAGGGGAAGCAGAACAATGTCTGCAATTCACAAAAGAATTTATGCAGCATTGAAACAAGAGTTTAAATTATTAGCACGAGTTTTTAAGTTATATCTACCACAAGAATATCCCTACGATGTTGTTGGTGGTCAAAGACTAATTAAACAAACAGACTTTGACGATAGAGTAGATATATTGCCAGTTGCAGATCCAAACATATTTTCTCAGACACAGCGTATTTCCCTCGCGCAGTCAGAACTGCAGCTGGCAACATCTAATCCACAAATACACAATTTGTATCAAGCGTACAGAAACATGTATGAAGCTTTAGGTGTAAAAGATGTAGACAAAATTTTAATTCGACCACAACCACCGATACCAAAGGACCCAGCGTTAGAGCACATTGATGCTCTCGCTGGGAAACCGTTCCAAGCTTTCCCTGGTCAGGATCACAGAGCACACATTACAGCTCACTTAAATTTTATGGCAACTAACATGGCCAGAAACGCACCAATCGTTATGGCTGCTCTTGAAAAAAATTGTTTTGAACACATTTCTTTAATGGCACAAGAGCAAGTTGAAATAGAATTTAAAAATGAAATGCAACAACTTATGATGATGCAACAAAATCCACAAGCGATGATGGATCCAAACATGCAAAATCAAGTTAGAATGATCTCTGAAAAGATAGAAGCAAGAAAAGCAAACTTGATTGCAGACATGATGGGTGAATTTATGAAAGAAGAGAAGAAAATTACATCACAATTTGACAATGACCCTATCGCAAAACTAAGATCTAGAGAATTAGACCTTCAAGCACAAGAAAATGCTAGAAAAAAACAAGAAGGAGAGGAAAGAATTAACCTAGATAAGATGAGAGCGATGATGAACCAACAAAATCAAGACGAAAAACTTGATCAAAACGAAGAATTAGCAAAATTAAGAGCAAATACTTCGATTGAAAAAACAATTTTATCAAAAACGTTACCAAATGCTAAAGACATGGGCTCTGGAAGCGTTATAATTAAGAAAGGAGACTAAAAATGTCGACAAAAAAAGAAAAAAAGGTTAAAAAAGT